CATCAAGACCTTGTTTTGTAAATGTAATATCTCGTGCATCATCTAAAGCGTCACGCAATTGTCTAAATGCTTTACCAATCTCTGTACCACGTTGCTCATAGGCTAAGTCGCTAAACAATTTACGTTGTTTTTGGTAAGCAGAACCAGAGATATAGCCTTTTTGCTCGTATCCTTGAAATGAATACTCAGGTGTACCAGAGTCAATCAATTGCTGACGAACCTTATCACCAAACTGTTTGTAGTTAGGATTTGTTGGCTTTAGACCAGCTTCATCCAATGCAGCTTGAACCTGTTTATCCAATGCTTCATTTTTAGCACCAAAGTAAAATTCTTCAAACTCTTTAAACAATTTGTCTTTTCTAGCTGATGGAGGCAAATCTTCAAGAAGTTTTTTAGCCTTCATAATATCTGCTTTGAAGTTAGGAACTTCAGACAAAACAATGTCAGATTGAGATGAAACAGTTGAAATTGCCTCACCAATCTTATTTACATTTCTATCAGCAGCTTGTCTAACGGCTTTAGCACCACTAGAGAACGCTACATCAGGTGCGCTTGGCATACCGCCAAACATATTAGCAATCTGATTTAGAACCTTCTCTGCATAGTCTGCTTGAAGATTAAACTTCTTGGTAAACTGAGAAGATGAGAATGGCAATGTAGAAGCAACAGCCTCAAACAATTGAGCAGTTTTACCTGCGCCAGCTTGTGCAGGTGTTAACGCTAACTCATCAGTAAATCCAAGAACTTTAGCCTTGCCAGCCATAGCCGCATTACGTTGTTCAGCAAATGTCAAAGGTGCAGGTGTTCTTGCCTTAGTTTGCATACTCATAGCACCTACTGGAATACCAGCAGCCAAGCCCAAAACACTAGCGGGAATGTCACCAACAATAGGTTGCGCTGCTTCTGCTACCAATTGGCTTGTTGCACCAGCAGGGAAAGAAGTCGTTAATTGTTGTGCAGGGTTTACAGCCATCCTAGTAGCCATCTCTCGCACCATAGGAGTGGCTGATTGTCTAGCAATGTTAGGCAATGATGCTATTGCTGCGCCTGTACCGCCTAAAGCCCCAAAACCTGCCTCTACCATGCGCTGACCAGTTGTCTCAGGCTTTGCTACCCCTGCGCTTGTCAAGCCGTCTTGGATTGTTTTAGACAACATTTGCAAACGAGGCAAATCCTTACCAGTAAGTTGTTCACCACCGATAAGAATCATGTTGATAAGTGCATTAAGTGCATCACCAACTGGAACAGCCATAGAACCTGCAAGTTGTCCGTATGGGCCTAACGGAGTCAACGCAGCAGCACCAACCAAAGGCGCAGCCATGCCACGAGTCGCAGCACCCACAAATTTACTAGCTGATTCCTCAGAACGCCCTGTTCGTTTGCTACCCATCTGTGGATACAAACCAAAGGTTGCAACATCAGCACTTTGAGGAACTAATCTTGCAGCCAAGCCTTTACCAAAGATTTCATCAAACTGTGATGCAGTCTCTGGATTAGCTTTTAAATAAGCAATGTCTTTAGCTGTTGGCTTTTCCATATTTACCTTGCGTATGGATTTTTAGATGGGTCTGGAGGAGGAATAAACTTAAATCCACGCATACTCTTATTGTTTTCGTAGAAGTAGTTTTCAGCCTGTTCAGCATATGCTTTTTGTTTTTCACTTAGATAAATAATATCTTTCAAAGCAGCCTTTTTAGCTTCCAATGAAGTTGATGGGTTATCTAAAGAACCAGCAGCTTTATCATATCGCTCTGCATCAGCATTTGATGTGCTACCACCAAGTTTAGGTGCGTTCAAAACTAGTGTTTGCGCTATGGTTTTCAATTTGTCATTTGCGTCTTTAGCGTCAGAACCAAAACCAACTGCCGCACCTACACCTTTAACTCCAGCTTCAAAGCGTGTGCCATACGCTTGGTCTAACAATGGTGAAGCCCTCATTGCAGCACTAGCCATATCGTCAGATTTACTAGCTTCTGCTTTGTATTTGTTCAGAATATCAAACTCTTTCTTTTGGGCATAAGAGAATTGTTCTGGCTTATTAGCTTCTGTTGCTTTACGCAAATCAAGCATTTGCTGTTGAATACTTGCCGCCAATGCTTTACCTTCTGCTGATTGGTCAAGACCTTGCTTTTGCAAAACTCGCATTGCTTGCTGATTAACCTCATTAGATGCCCTTGCAGCATCAAGACTTGCTTGAGACTGAGTAAACTGCTGACTTCTAAATATAGCATCTGTAATTTCTTTTGCTCGTGTGTCAGCTTTATCGGGTTCAATCAACCCTTTGCTATAGCTAGTAGCATACTGAGCAGCAAGTTTTTGAAGATGTTTAGGAACTGTTGGGTCAGTTGTAAATTGCAAGAAAGGATTATCTTCTTGACCACCAGCACCAATAAACCCTGCTTTACGCAAGTCAGGAACAAGTTTAGCCATGCTTGCCAAAGATGTTAATGGGTCAGGAGACAACATAGCCAAGGCTTGTAGCTTATTAGGGTCAATAGTGCGTGTAGTCTGAGCAGGTCTTACAGCCATGTTTGGAATTGCGTAACCATCATCATCACGAGCAGGGAATTGACTTGGTACACCTTCGTAAGTAACTTGTTCTGGCGTAGTCGTAGTGGTAAAGATTTGTGGTGCAAGTATACGCATTTGTTTTTCTTGCTCACGCTTTGCTTCATCTTCCTTACGCTTACGTAATAATTCTTGCAATTGAAAGCTCTGAAGTTGGTTTTGCATAGTCTCTTGCATACCACCACGATAGGCTTTCTGACCAAGTTGCAAACCTTCAGCAATAGACTGACCAGTATTCCCTCCTTGGAATAAACGTCCTGCTAGGGCATACAAGGCTTGTGCTTGTGCATCGTCACGATTACGAGCAATGTCAGCCTGTGACATACCTAGCAGACCCATTGTGTCTGCACCGCCTGTACCAAAAATGTCTAATAGTCCAGCCATGTTTAATCCCACCAGTTAGAGCCAAGAGCAACAGCATTAGGGTCTGCTTGATATGTTCCAGAAGTGTTAGAGCCAAAATTATTTAAAAAAGTACCACCTAGATTTTTATACAAACCACCACCAACAGCAGCCAATCCAAGCACATTTTGCAATGTAGATGTGTCTGCATAACCAGTTTGTGTAGACTGACCTACTCGTCCTAATGGGTTGCCATAGACCAAAGATAGATAGTTCTGTAAGTTCTGTTGTGGTTGGTTTTGCAAGAAGTTAAACTTAGCAATGTCACCCTGCATTTGCTGACCTTGGTAACCCTCACGCAACTGACCTGCTTGCAACATTTGCTGAATGTCTTGGTAGTCAGCACCAGCCATCTGAGGCGCAGCCATCGTAGCTGCTTGCTGTCTTGCTCGTTCTTGCTCGTAGTTCTGGTAAGCCAGTTGACCAGCAGTATTAGCCAACTGTTGACCAAACTGACCAGTAGCCCTGTCTTGCAATGAACCCATAGCACCAGAGCCATAACGCCCTGCTAGGCTAGACTTAGATGCAATGTCGCCTAAAGTTGTTTTAAACTGAGTCTCAGCCGCTTGTGCAGCAGGTCTGAAAGCACCTTGAAAGAAAGGGTTTCCACCTAGAAAATCACCAGAAACTGTATTCTGCAACTGAGTCTGAGCAGACTGTAATAGTGGATTACCCAAAGAAGCACGAGCCTCTAAAGCCTGTAGTCCTGTTTGAGTGGTAGTCGATGGGGCTACATAAGTTGGGCCACCATAATACTGAGGCCCACCGCCCTGATATAACTGCTGTGCTTGCTGTAATCCATAACCTAAATAAGGTTGGATTGTTGGGTCAACTTGTGATGTGGTAGTAGTAGCCATCTTTTACTCCTAGAGTTTCGGATTCCAAGATGGGTCATCCACGGAATCCATTATACATAAATTATTAAAATCAACCAATAATTGCATACCGATATGTCTTATTAGCAGTCGAATTTGCAAAATGGGTAATCGTAGCCGTACCCTGTCCTTGGGAACTGGCGTAGATATTTGTCGAGGCAGCGAGTGACACTAAGTTAACAGTCGCTATCACAGATGGCGTAGCTGGTCTAGTAGGGCTTGTTCCAGCAACATAATGCTCAATAATTACACCAGTGTCTGACGCTCTCCACATCAACTGAATGTAGTCATTAGCCGCCAAATCTACAAAGAAATTCATTGCCCCAATCAAGTGATATGGGTCACCAGATGCTTTTCTCTGGGCTAAACCAAATCTACTATTGGAAGCAGCTATATCTGTTCCATTCTTTCTAAACCAAATATCAGCATCTTGTGAGTCATTGGTAGTATTTTTTAATTGAATACTAAACTGTATGTTATACAACCCTGCCACTTTTACATTTAACCTAGAACTGTTTGATAAAGTGACTCCATTAGAGAAGTCCGTTGTATCAAAAGTAATGGGATAGGCAGTCGTTGTATTAGCTACAGTCTGGTCTGTTCCGTCTTGAAAAGCCCCATAAGGAGAGTAATCAGCAAAGGCAGCAGCAGAGGCAGGGACAAAGACAATCACGCTGTCTGGGCCTATCCTTCTGTCTGTCAGAGTGGTAGTTAAAGCACCACCAGTTGCCAGAGTCAAAGTCCCTGTGTTATTGGTCTTTCCGTCCATGATGCCACGGACAACTTCAGCCACAGCCCTCTGGTCACCACCAAATGCGGGGAGACTTCTGAACATTATCTAGCCCCTTGACCAGTTACGTCCACATCAATAGCCACCGCATTACTCCAATTACCCGTTGGGACTAACTGCAATCTATGGTATCTGCCAGAACTACGCAAAGAAACCCTGTTCTCTGAGTCAGCAGCTACGGCAGTACCGAACAAAACACTTTCGCTTAACAGTTGCCTAGAGGCTACAGCAATCGTTGCAGAACCCCCATCTACTTGAGGTCTAGCCAAAGTAACAACAGATTGACCACCTAAGTCAATGTCTCCTGTAGAAATCTGACCCGTTGCGCTTGCGCCTGTGTATGTGTAGACCTTTGCACCCAAAGTACCGCCAAGAAAATATTTACCACCAACATAAAGTCTTGAATCAAGACTTGTTGTCATTGCGTCAATAGATGCGCTAATACTGTCTAGTTGCTCAAGCGTTACAGCAGTTGATGATGCTTCAGATAGGTAGTCTGTACCCGCATCCGCATATGTCCACTTCTTAGTAGCAAAGTTATAAATCAGTAACTTACGAAAGCCATCAGTTGCAACATAGTTCCAAATAACAAGTTTACGGATAGGGTCTACGGCACTAGACATAGTTCCGTAATCAGATTCAGATGCGTCATTTATAAAGAATCTATCAACCTTCTCGCTACCAATCGGTACTACTTGTTGACCATCGCACATATAGAAACCATCGTCCGATAGGAAGAATGTAACCCCTTGGTACTGAGCAATAGAGCCAGAAACCATACATCCCTTGTTACGAGAGATATTGTCAAACTGAAATATAAACGGAGTGCCAATGTAGGTCATTCGGCTAATGGCTCTTTCTAAGAAAACCAAACCAAACTCACCACCACGGATTCCTACAATCTGTCCACCATCAGGAATGTCCTGATAGTCAGACTGTGTGTTTACGTCCTCAACCCAATCAGTCTCATCGTTTAAAGCAGACCACCTCACACGATACTGTTGCTGTGCAGCAGATTCATATGTATTGGCGCAAACAACAAAGTCACGCACCACAGTAATAAACTTAGCTTTAGGTGCTGAAACACTTAAATTAGCAAACGATGTAGATGTTCCTAGTGTCCAACCTTGCAAAACATCAGCATTGTTGGTAGTAATTACTCGTTTACCAAATTGAGTAAACCTTACCCTGTCATCAATGCCCGTTGTCATTCCTGACTTAACCTGAGTCAAAGCACCGATACCACTTACTGTATAAATCTTGGATGCACCAGAGGTAAATAACTGAGTCGTAGAATCAGGGTTCTTCGCAGCGTACAAAGACACTAAGTCTTCGGTAGCAGAGTCAGAAAATGCTACAGCCGTAGGAAACGAGCCATATCCCACAGCTTGAGAAACCACGTTCTTAGCATCAGTTAATGCACCAGTAATACCTGATTGGTCAGGCATCCACTCACCAAGTTGAACTCTTTGTGTGGGCATATTATGTTGCTCTAATAGTCAAGGGAACACCAGAGTATTGACCTTGCTCATCAGACGTAGTTAAGCCATTTAAAGCCCTATCAAACATAGTCCCCCATGTATTGATACGAGCATCGTTCATTAGGTAAGGCTCTGCCTCTAACAAAGACGCATACAAAAGCAAGTCAGGACACACAGTTAAAAATGTATTTGATGTGTTTGTTACACTCAAAAAATCAGGGGCAGCAGAATAAACTAAAGTTAACGTAATTGCTGAATCAGGAATTGGTGCTAATACAAATGTAGATGCTAAAACTGTATAAGTCTTGGGTTTACCCGCATCCATCGTTCTTGAGTTACGAGAAAATAACGCAGGGCTTTCGTAAGATAACGGCTGTACAGGATTACCCGAAACAACAAAATCACTTACTTGCAAGAAACCTGACGGAATAGCAACTGTAGCCACAGCAGGGGTGCAGGTAAGAGTCGCAGAGGTCAACATCTGTCGAATACGCAAGTCTCTGCGTAAACGAGTCTCTGCCAAACGGATAAAGTCTGTAATCTCAGTAGTTAGGTCTGAACGAGCCAAGTACCCCGCGATAGCTGTTTGCAGTTCAGCATATGTAGTAAAACTCATACAACTCCTGTCCGAGTTCTAAAAACTCTGTTATCACGCTCGTTTAACCATGCTTTAAAACGCTTTTCATCAAGCACAGCAAAGCCACGCATGATTCCTTGTTTGTTTAGTTCATCAATAACTGTAAACGGAATAGAGGCTATCTTGTTGCCAAACAACTCATCAGACCATTTAGCACGTTCATCAAAGGAGTTATATTCCTTTTGGTTTTGCTCAATGATGTCTGTTACGTCTTGTTTAGTTTCAATGATGATGCCACCTTCACCATCGGCATGAACAGCAGTTTGTCTAAAGTTTTCCATACATCAATTCTATCAGTTTGAGTAGAAAAAGAAATGCCCCAGAGGGTTAGTCTGAGGCATTTTTGGGGTCACTTGAGTGTTATGTCAAGTCAGCAATGATGCCGTGTGCAGCTTCGTTCTTAACTTCCAATGTGAACTCAGCCAATAACTGTGTCATTTCAGCATCACCCGTAACAGCCAACTCATTGGTTTGGAATGGACGCAGATAAGCAATAGCAGCCATGTCGGGGTCAAGCACATATGCCACATCATCAGCAGAGTTAGTGCTGTTCATGAACCTTGAGGGAACAACGCTCAGACTTCCGAAATCTGACAAATAAACGTCTGCCGCCCCGATTATGGTAGTAGGCGCATCAGTTGGGGCCATGTAACGCTGTGCAGCAATACCTGCAAATGCAGATACTGTTTGCTTATGCGCTGGTGTAACCATCAAGATTTTAGGATTGCCACCTGCGGTATAAACGCTCTTAACAACAGTTTGCAAGATTGCTTCTGTGAAAGTGCGGTTAGTACCATTGGTACGAGCAGTAGTGCCTAAAGAGCCAGCGACACCAGAAGTACCGCCAGAATAGCTTGTGCTCAACCATGCTTGCAGACCGCCCAAAGCACGAGCCGTAGACGAGTTACCATTGGTTGCAACTTGATTGCTCAACAATGTTAATTCCATGTCCCGCTTAATTTCAGCAGAACCTTTGGCAAGTTGATAGGCTTTTTCTGATTTCCGTCCCGCCTTATCCACAGCTTGCAAGGTGTTTGAAATCTTGATTGTCTTCTGTGAAATCTGGCAACGATTACCTACACGAGTCGTAGGCGACATAGTAGCGTCAGATGCTGTTGCACCCTCGACTGCTATGTTAAGTCCAGCGGCTGCCAAACTATCTAATTGCCACTCATGCAAAACAGCAGTAGCTTTAGATTTGCCAATGGTACTCATCATGGGCGTGTCGGTTGGTGAGATGTTATAAATAACATCCGAAAGGTCTTCTCTCATACCGATAGCGGTATATGTTTGATAGGTAGCCATAAATTACTCCAAAATTTATAAAAATCGTTCAAATGCTCTAGCAGCGTCTGAGACTTTTCCTGTCTCACGCAACCTTTGCATCGCCTGTTTATCTTGTGCAGACTTTGCAGGAGGTGCAGAAGTACCACTACGCATCATCTTAGGGGCAGACAGGAGTCTTTTATTCAACTCAGGTTTGCTCTTTTGAAGTTGCTCGTACTTCATTGCCTTATACAAAGTATTCACCGCACGAGAGTCATACACGGAACTAAGTTCTTGGTCAGTCCATCCAACAGATTTCGCATAGTCACGGATTTGTTTCCGAACCGCATCACCCTGTGGTGTCGCTAACTCAGGAATCAGACTAACTAGCTTCTCAGATTCTTGACGGAGATGGTTTTGCAGAGAGGCTTGTTGCTCGGATTGTTGCTGTTGGGCAATTCGTTGCTGTTCATTCCTGACTACTGCTAACTGCTTCTCACGCTGTGTCTGTTCTGCTACCGCTACCGCATAACCGATAGGGTCTGTTTCCTTTAAAACTTCTAAGTCCACACCCTGATGTTGCTGCGTAAGGAAGCTATCCAACGCTTGCAACTTCTGAGCGTATGCCTGTCGCTCTTGT